TTCGTAATTTGTTGCTTCATACTCTTTTTTCATGTCTCCTATTATATCACTTTTTCGCTATGAACACAAGCTCTCAGTCTGTTTCCGCTAATGAGTGCATTATTCTCTACGGCTTTCTGAACGATTGTACCGTAGGAAGTTTGTGATGTAAAATTCAATGTGGAATAGATAATCCTGCGTTCCAAAAGACACATCAGAAATCTGCCCTTGACAATGAGATAGTCGCCGTCTTCTGAATCGGTTTCCAGTTCCACAGATTCAATCAGCCCGAAATGCTCCTTATCGTCATCACGTCCGACAATTCTGCCTGTCTGAAAAGTTTCGATATTTCGGGGACTTGCGGCAATATACACCTCAAACTCACCGCATTTGTAGTATTCAATATCCCACAAAAGCGAAGAAAAGCTGTCGCAGACAGCCTCAAGTGAAATATTCAGTTTATCATTCAAGACAATCATATTGTAAATTTCTATCTGCATAAATCACACCCCCAGATAAGCATTGCGATGAATCAAACGGACTTTGATGCGGTTCAGTTCCTCCGATGCTGTCACATAAAACTTGTTTTCACCCGTTTTCAGATTCATCCAGGTTGAACCGGAAACAAGGCGGTTGATGATGTTTGTCACAACGCCCTCACGCTCCAGGGTTACGGTTTTGTTGCCTGTTTTCGTGGTGATCGTGATGATGTCGCCTTTTTGAATATCGCCTGAAATCTGCATATATTCGCCCGTCAGAGCGTTGTAGATGGTCGGATTTTTTGCTGGCCCACCGCTGATTTCAAGAATGAAACCAACCTCATCACCGCTGTTGTTGATAGTCATAATATCCTGCGTGTTGTACATACCAATCGGAAATGGTTCATCATTGTCAGGACAGACAAAATGAAATGCACCTCTGACACGGGAATATTCCGCAATCTGCGTTTCAGTGGAATACCAATAAATGTCGGGACAGAGAATAGAGATCTGCCCATTGGTCAGCTTTTCAAAGTTCTCCACCTCGCAGGTTTCCACAATACCCTCAGCATACACAGAAATATTTTTTGTGGAGTAGTATATCTTGATGTAGCGTGACGGCTTGACTACACGATATAGTTCGTGCCTGCGAAGTTCCACATCAAACCCACGCATTTCAAAGAGAATGACTACATTTCGCTTTTCGATGAAAGCATTGTTGAGGTAACTGCCGTTCATTCCTGCATAGCTTGAAGTGCTGACCGTTCCCGTTGGTGGGTTCAGCCCTTTGATTTTGGAGAACATATATCGGTTTGCGGTTTTGGAAAGGTCGATCTGCTGACCTGTTTCGTTTTCGAGAATAAGCTTGTAGAACAAAATTTCACCTGCCTTTCATTGACTTTGTGTATGTGGCTATGGTATAATATATGAAAATGATTGTGGGGCATCAGCCTTACAAATCGGAGTTTGTGGAGGTAAATATGGAGACAAAAATGACGTATGGCAACCAAAATTTAAACAGGGATGTTATTAAATACATAGCTATGTTGACCATGTTATTGAATCACATTTCACAAATCTTTATGAAATCAGGATATTTTCTGTCAGAGCTATTTTTGGACATAGGGTATTTTACAGCAATTACAATGTGTTACTTTCTTGTAGAGGGTTTTCAATATACTCATTCAAAAAAGAATTATGCGATTCGATTGTTAATATTTGCCTTGATTTCTGAAATTCCATATTGTATGGCTTTTGCAACAAATGGTGTGTTAGAATTTCAAGGTTTGAATATGTTATTTACATTGCTCATATGTTTTATCATTCTGATTGTGAATGATAAAGTATCAAATAAAATTTTAAAATATATATGTATCTTGGGATTGATAATACTTTCTTTATCCTGCGATTGGGCATTATTGGCACCAATATTTACACTGCTGTTTATATGGAGTAGAGGATCAAAAAACAAGATAAAATATGCATTTATTTTTTCGATGCTTTTATTTGGACTTTTTAATTTTGTAGGTGGTATTGGAAGATTTTCTTCAGGTACAAATATTGTTTATGCGTTAGGAAGTATGTCAGGAATTGCTCTTGCAGGAATTGTAATTTTATATTTCTATAATGGTAAGCGAATGAAAAAGGGAAAAGTATTTTCCAAGTGGTTTTTCTATTTATTCTATCCTGTGCATCTTCTCATATTAGGTTTGATTAGAATTTATTGTTTATAAACTAATTCCAATTTGCAGAGTAAAAGGAGCGACCAAAATCGCTCCTTTTTACATCTCCACCGCATTCTTCGTCTGCCGATAAATTTCCAGCCGTGACAGTGATTTCGGACTATTGTTGGTCTGATTTACTGTACGGCTGTTGTCGTTATTATAGTAGTTGTTGACAACGGAACTTTCAGAACTGCCATTCATAATCGCACCTGTCATGCCGTCAAAGTTGTAGTTCTGCTCAGAATTGAGCGAAAGTTTCATAGTATCCGCAACGCCCGAAACCGCCTTTGCTACTACCTTTTTACTCTTGTTGATGCCGTCCGCCAAGCCATTCATGAAGTCCGGCATCCAGCTTTCAAAATCTGTCAGCGGACCTACATCCGGAACGGAAAAGTGCAGATAACTGCGAATCGTATCCGCAATTCCGGAAACGCTGTCAGCAAGACTGCCGATCATACTTCTCAAGCCGTCAATGATATTTGAAACAATATCTCGTCCCCAGTTCCAGGCGTCTGATGCAAGACCCTTAACGTAATTTACAGCATTATCAAAACCGCCCTTGATCGTGGTGTAAATACCGCTGATAATAGAACCAATTGAAGATTTCACGTTATTCCAGATACTTGTCACAGTCGAATGAATGGTATTCATCACCGATGAAATAGTAGAAGAAATACTGTTCCAGACAGAAGATACTGTGTTTCGGATAGCATTTACCACACTGGAAACAGCACTGCTGATTGTATTCCATACACTTGAAATGACAGAACTTATGGTGTTCATCACGCTTGAAATAAAGCTTGAAATTGCGTTCCAGACCGATGTAACAACACTTGAAATAGTGCTTAATGTCGTTGAAATTGCGGTATAAATGGCATTCCATATCATTTCAAAGAACATTTTAATGCCTTCAAGCAAAGGCGTGAGAAATGCAACAATCGCAATCCATATGGTCTGTATCTTTTCCGAGATCCAATCCATCACATTGCTGATAATGATATGAATCGCCTGAAAAATGGTTTCAAACAGATATTTAAACGCTTCCAAAAGAGGAGAAATAAAGCTGTAAATTGCATTCCAGATGCTTGAAATCGTATCATAAATAGCGGTGCAGACAGTTGAAATAACCGTCCATATCGCATTGAAAATGTTGGCAAAAAAGTCGTGAATACTGGTCAGAATTCCTGCGAAGAAGTCATATACAGAAGTGAAAATCGTGACCGCTGTGGTATAGATCACAGTTGCTATCGTTGTAAAGAACGCTGATATTGCATTCCAGATGTTTGTGAAAAAGTCAGCAACTGCCTGAAAAGTGGAACAGATGCTGTTCCAGATTCCAACGAAGAAATCTTTTATACTTGTCCAGACTTCATCCCATGATGTTCCGAACCAACTGAGAAATACATCTGCCACACCTGTCAGTGTGTTCAGAATATTGCTGAACTGGTTGACTACAAAGTCCCAGATACCTGTAAAAATGCCCTTGATACCGTTCCAGCACTGTTCCCAGTTTCCCGAAAATAAGCCGATAAATACATCAAGCACGCTCAGAATAGTATCCGTCACAAAGGTGAAAATATCCGAAATATGCTGAAAAACACCCTCGAATACAGGTGCAAGCACACTGCACAGACCGTTCCACAGAGATTTCAGCATATCGCCGAAACTCTGAAAGTTAAAGCTCAATGCATTCACTCTGTCAACAATTCCGGATGTCAGACGTTCAAATGTGGATTTTATCTGTTCCCAGATGGAAAGAATGCTGTTTTTGAAGTCCTCGTTGGTGTTCCAGAGATGAACAAAAGCAGCGACCAGCACAGCAATTACTGCAACAACCGCAACAACAGGAGCAGAAATACTGCCGATCGCCGCACCAAGTGTTGAAAATGCAGTCTTAGCACCTGCAATCATTGTCGGAATTTTTGAAATGAATGTCATCATGCTTCCGATAGAAGAAATTGTTTTGCCCACCACAATCAAAAGCGGGCCTAAAGCCGCAGCCATCAGTCCAATTTTGATAATGGTCTGTTTTGTTGCAGGGTCAAGGGCATTCAGTTTGTCTACAAATCCTTGTATTTTGGTGATGATGTCACGGATAACTGGCATCAGAATCTCGCCGAAAGAAATAGCCAGTTCCTCAAGCTGTGATTTCAGAATGGTAAGCTGTCCTGCAAGATTGTCCTGCATGGTTTCAGCCATCGAAAGTGAAGTGCCATCACAGTTTGCAATGGCACCGGACAGCTTATCAATATCCGCAGGTGCAGCATTCATCAGAGCCAAAAATCCCGACATGGCATTTTTGCCCACAAGAGTTTCTGCGGCACTCGCTTTTTCGGATTCGGACATCTGATCAAATGCAACCCTACAGTCTGCTAAAATATCGGATAGACTTCGCATTGAACCGTCTGAATTGGAAGTTGCGATCTCCATTTCTCCAAAGGCGGCAGAGCAGAATTTCACATCGCCGGAAAGGGCAGTCATAATGGAACGCATGGAGGTACCTGACTGCGTGGACTTGATACCTGCGTTTGCCATAAGACCAAGTGCCTCAGCGGTATCTTCACAGGAGAACCCCAAAGCACCTGCAATCGGAGCACAGTATTTGAATGACTCACCAAGCATAGATACATTGGTATTTGCATTACTTGATGCCGCCGCTAACACATCAGCAAAATGTCCGCTATCCTGTGCTGTCAGTCCAAATGCAGTGAGTGCATCTGTAACAATATCAGAGGTTGTGGCTAAGTCCTCACCGGATGCCGCCGCAAGGTTCATAATGCCGTCAATGCCCGACAGCATATCGTTTGTTTTCCAGCCTGCCATCGCCATATAGTTCATCGCTTCGGCAGCTTCACTTGCTGAAAATTTTGTTTTACTGCCCATTTCACGGGCTTTGTCACGCAAAGCCTGTAAATCGTCACCTGTTGCACCGGAAACAGCAGCAACCTTTGACATTGCAGAATCAAAGTCGGAGGCGGTTTTCACAGCAGCAGTTCCGAGAGCCGTCACCCCTGCGGTAACAGGCAGAAGTTTTTCTCCTGCACCTGAAATTTTATTGCCTGTATTTTGGAGAACTTCTCCTGCATCTCCGATTTTTTGCAGGGCAGAACCTGCATTTTTCGCCTCTGTTTCCAGCCGCTTCAATTCGTTTTCTGTTTCAACAATTTCACGCTGCAAAGCATCGTATTGCTGTTGAGTGATCTCACCGTTTGCAAGAGCGGTGTTTGCCTGTTCTGCGGCATTTTTCAGCGTTGCAAGTTTATCCTTTGTGGCAGAAATACTGTCAGCAAGAAGTTTCTGTTTTTGTGAGAGTAATTCTGTATTTTTCGGGTCAAGCTTCAGGAGTTTTTCTACGTCTTTTAGCTGTATTTGAGTGTTTTTGATGTTCTTATTGACACTTTCCAGAGCCTTGGACAGCTTGGTCGTATCACCGCCAATCTCAACGGTGATGCCCTTGATTCTGTTTGCCACTGTGGTTTCACCTCCTGCAAAAGGGCATAAAAAAGCACCTGCTTGTCAGCAAGTGCCTAGTGTATATTAGCTGTTGTTTTTTATAAAAGTAGTATATGGATTTGGATTGCTATTTGTTGCTGCAATAATGTTCATTAAAGCAACAACATCATTATGCATTGAGTCGTAATAATTAGTAGTAAACAAAAGAGGTATTTCATTGCTCAAGTAAGAATCTAAGAAATAGTTGACAACTTTTAGTTCTCCAATACTTCGGTCATTGTAAAAACTAAAAATAGGAGCTGCTTTATTACCATGAAACAATTCACAACGAAGAGAGTAAGCATATTGAAGTATGACAAATACATATGAAGGAAAATTATATAGCTTAGATACATCATCCAATGCCTTATATTTAGGTGGCAACCTATGAACAATACCGTCAGCTTGTAAATCGGATAAACAAAGTTCACATAATTCAGATACTTCATCTTCAGAAAGCCTCTGAAACAATGATGCTAATTGTTGGAAAGCCTCTTTATTACTTGATTTTATATTACTTTCATCGCTGCGTGATGGTTTACGGCAATTATTTTTAATATGATACATCAAGGCACTTATACCATTAGTATCTTTCCCATACATACGTAAATTGGAACTAATATCATTGCGAGTTATTTCCCTACAATCTTTTACAATTCGATTTTCATAGCACAACGCAACATAATTATATAAAGCATTCATAGAAGTCCATAATGAATTAAATCTCTCAATTTGATATGTTTTACTCTTAGCAACCAAATATGAGGCTAATGATACAAACCGAAGTTCTTTTTGATTGTGCTTTATACTATTAACAATAATATAATCTGGAAGAACTTTGAACGCCTCTGTCAAATGTAAGTTATCTTCTGTAAGTAAAGAAAAGACGAATGGAAAATTGTTATTTTTTTCTTTATTAAGTGGTTGGTGTTCTTTTTTATTAATTTGAATTGTAATTTGATTTATTATAAGTGCAGAATTTAATAAAAGTGCATGATATAAATAAGCTTTTGTAAGTGCTTCACGAAAAACAACAGATTTCTCTATTGTATACTCTAATGATTTCGTCTTAGACATTTCATACACAATTTCTATTGCATTTTTTTGAATCTTAAACGAAAAAGGGCGAGGTTGTCCTTGACCTGTTGCACAAGTAATTTCTTTTTCACTAAAGCATTTTTCAACTTTTTTATTGATAATAATATGATATGTAGCTATAGAATTTCACTCCTTATTGCCATAGTTTTGTACACAGCATATTATATCATATTTTGTCAAAAAAGTAAAGACTTAAAACGCATCAAAATCCGCCTGTCCGGCAACCTCATTCCACCCTGTATAATCATCATTTTCCCGTTCGGTAAACATATCATTGATAAGTCCTATCGTCAGCAGATCCAGCTCGGTCATCGAAAGACCGAGCTGTTTGCATCTCAGGAGAAATAAAGGAGTGGTCATCGGGCGGTCAGTTTGGCGATGTTTTTTTTAGACGCAACCTGTGTCGCTGTGTTCAGTCCCCACAATTCGATCAGCTGCGGAAGAATCTCATAGATGCTGAATGTGTTGAACTGTTCCAGAAAGTCGTCAGGGTTATCAGGAACATTCTCCGGATCAGCGTGTTTTGCCATAATGTATGCGATATTTTCAAACACTTCAAGGCTTTCAATGTCAATCTCACTTTTGCTTTCATCGCCCTCGGTGACCTCCGTTTTCAGGGCTGAAAAGTCCTTGTAAATATCACGTCTGAATTTCAGACGATACAGCCTTGGAACTGCCGCACTTGCCTTGAAAGGAACTTCAATACCATCGATTGTAATATTCTTTTTAATAGCCATGCTGTACCTCCTTAAGATGTTTTGGCGGAAGATTTCACGACCGTATCAGGATTATACGGCATCTTGAACCAGTTGTTGTAAACCGCTTCTGTGGTGCTTTCCGTTGTCTTGGACTTTACAAGACCTGTCGGCAAAGGGGTAGCTTTCAGCGACAGCTTTTCCGTCTTGACTTCCGTGCTTTCCTCCGTTGTTGCAGATTCTGTTGCAGGACGGGAAGCACTGCAGCAATACATCACATGACGGATATGGTGCTTATCGCCTAAGAACTCAAACATCAGTGCAAACTGGGCAAGTTCTGTGTCGTTCTTTTCCACCAGAACGCCGTTGTTATCAAGGATTTCACCCAGAATTTCAGTTGCAAATTCTGTGGTGATGAGGGCAATTTCCAGGTCACCTGTATATCCTGCATTGTTGTTGATGACATAGTAAACACCGTTATCCGCATAAAAATTTTCACTCTCACCATTTGCATCGATAGACAGCGATACTGCACCGGGGAGGTGCTTTGACGGACCATATGCAGGAACAGTTTTGTTGCCGTCAGGGTCTTCGCCCCATTCATTGATTTTTGCCCAGTAGACGTTCTGCAAACCGAATTTAACCTTGTTCTTCTTGTTCGTTGCCATAGGTTATACCTCCGTTTCGTAAAGCACTTCGTAGAGTTTTTCTGACTCTATCCATACTTCTGATTTTGTGTAATAGATTTTGTGACGTTTCAGAACCTGTTCAACTTGCTTTTCCAGTTCAGGATTCTTCACATCTGTATAGAGTTCAATATCCAGCATTTTAAAGCTGAAATACATGGAGTTATCCGCCGAAAATGTATTTTCTCCGGGGGATAAAAACAGCAGAAAAGGCGGTTCAGGACTTTCGCCTTCGGCAAAATGATGGTAGGCGAAAGGCAGCCCCATCTCCTGCATCATCTCATTGATTTGTTCGTAAGTCATGACAACGCCTCCACGATCAAATGTTCTAACAACTGCACACCGTTTTCTTCTGCAGGAGCAATATGCGGTTTTCCAGATACACGACCTCCGCCACGCTTGGCATATCCCTTTTCCAACAAATGTGCCAGCTGATACCTGTTTTTAGAATGCACAGTCATTTCGAGAGAATGGCTGTTTTCCTTGGTTTTCTTTGCCGACCAGCTTTTAGAATATGCACCTGTTCGCTTTGGAGCATTGGCGGAGATCTCGTTTTTTACAGATTTTGCAGTCTTTTTCACCGCCTTTTTCATGCCTTCTTCTGCAAGGTCTGCATATTCTGTCAGCCCCTTCATAATTTCGGCTGCAAGATTATCAACGGAAGTCATCAGAAACACCCGCCTTTCTGATTTCACTTTCAATTTTCAGATAATTGTTGTGGTCGTAAAGCGGAATCAGTCCTGTGATGTTGTAGATGCTGTTTCGGAAAAGAATGCGAAAATTGGTGCTGTTGATGTTCAGCGATGCAGGACTCTGTCGAACCAGAAACTCCAGTTTTTGCACCTCTTTGGTTATCCCTGCATCCGTGGTTTCCGTTGCCGTCTTTACAGTTACCTTTGCCCATAGGGAGAATATTTCTTCCCATTTTGTAGTATGGTTGCCGATCTCATCAACAACCGTTCGATGTTCAAGTATTGTGATTCTCTGATTCAGGTTTCCAATTTCCATTACATCACACCCTCTCTCTGTGCAAACAAAATTGAACGAAGATTTAGGGTCAGTTTCTGATAATCCGGAGAACTTCTGTTTTCATAAAGATACCCCAGTGCGAAAAGCATTGCTGTCCGCACGGTATCTTCATTTTCAGCAAGTTCCGATTCGTCCATTCTGCCAACGTCCATAACCAGATTCTTTGCCGTAAAAAGAAGATTCTGAATCAGTTTATCATCTTCTTCGTAATCTACCCTGAGATAGTTTTTTGCCTCTTTCAGCGTGATCATAATATCACGCCTTTTTGATGGTAAGTGTCTTGACGGCTTCCGGAAGAATGAGCTTGCCGTCTACACGCTGAGAGGCAAGGAAACCGACCTGTCCGTTCATGGCAAAGAGTTCATTCAAACGTTTCAGGCTTCTGCCCTGACGGTCGGCGATCCAATAATAGGAGAGGTCACCAAATGCGATCGGCTTTGCACCTGCCGCAGAAACAGGAGCATATACAGAAGTCACATATGGACGATTGAGAATGGTATCAGGAAGTCCGCTGCTGACGGCGGGCTGCCAGATATAGTTTCCTGTGTTGTCCTTCAATTTGCGGAGTACCTTTACTGTCTGTTCATTCAGCACCCATACTGCTTTTTTTCGGTAAGGCGACTTGACAGAGTAGAAAAGTTCGATCATATCGTCAAAAGAAATGTTTGCAGTAGAGGTCGTTGCACCATCTTCCGCACCGCCGACAGAAGCAAAAATACCGGTCGGCTTACCTTTACCGTCGCCAATCAGAAACGCTTCTTCTTCCTTAGAACCGATTCTTCTTGCAAATTCTTTTGCAATATAGGATGGCAGATCAAAAACGCTGTCGTTGAGGAGTTCTTCCGAGATCTTGATTGCTGTACCTACCTTGTAAGCGGAAAGTGCGATCTGACCAAAGGCATCGTCGGAGAGAGAATATGCCTCTTCTTCCTCCATCCACGATGCCTCACCCTTCTGCGTGATTACAGGAATCTTTCTGTCACCGCTGGATGTCTGGATTTTGGTAGCAAGAGGACGGAATACGTTTTCTTCTTCCAGTGCAGAAATGAGCTTCTTTTCGTACTCGTCTGGCACAAGATAGCCGCCCTCTGTATCTGTGCCAACCTGTAAATCATTACGGACATCGATATAATTTCTGTTTCTGACGCTGTTCCAGAATGCTGTTTTATAGGCATCGCTGGCTGTGCCTGTCTTTTCAGTAACAGTCGGTGCTGCAGGCTTACCGAGAACAGGGTCAGAAGTTGCCTTGTTCATCTCAGCCTCAATTTCAGCCTGTCGTTCCAGACGCTGAATTTCCTTGCCAAGGTCAACAATGGTCTTTTCCATTGCATCATAAGCAGCGGAATCCTCTTCAGAAAGGACACCGCTTTCAGTACGCTTGGAATCCAGAAAATTTCTTGCTTCGTTCCAAGCCTTGTTTCTCTTTTCTCTCAGTTCCTGAATTGTCATTGTCATAATAAAATCCTCCTTAGTATTTCAAAAGTGCCAGTCTTTTTTCAAGCTGATTGATCGGTACACCTGTTGGCGTTGCTGCAGATATTTTCTGCAGCAAAGATGCATTGGTCGCTGATGTGGAATATAGCATAGATTCCGGTGCTTTTTTCGGTTTCTGCTTCTCATCAGGCTCTTCTTCCGGTTCATCTTTGTCAGGTTCTTTTTCCTCTGTTTCTTTTTTGGAAAACAGAATTCCGTCTACAAAACCAAGCTGTTTTGCCTTTTTCGCATTGATCCATGTTTCCTCGTCCATCATCTTTGCAATTTTACTTCTGCTGAGATGTGTTTTCTCCTCATAGGCGTTGATGATGCCTTCCTTGATCTCGTCCAGCAAGGCAATGGCTTTTTCCATATCTGCCTTATTTCCGGAAGCACAAGTCATAGGATTATGGATCATCAGATATCCGGTGGGACTGATCCATGTTTCATCACCTGCCATTGCTACCACGGAAGCAGCAGAGGCAGCAATGCCGTCAATTTTTACGGTAACTTTGCTTTTATGATTTTTCAGCATGGTATAGATCTGACTTGATGAGATGCAATCCCCACCGGGGCTGTTGATCCAGACAGTCAGATCACCGCTGACCTTTGCCAGTTCATCACGGAACAAGGCAGGTGTGATCTCATCACCCAGCCAGCTTTCTGTGGAAATGGGGCCTTCAAAGTATAATTCGGTTTCTTCTGTCTCTTCATTTTTGATAAAGTTCCAGAATTTATCCATTTTCTGATTCCTCCTTTTTATCTGCATACGCAATTCCTGCATCACAAAGGCGGCTCATCGAACCGTTACACAAGTACAGATTCCCTCCTTCTTCATCAGGAATCATATTCATATCTTCCAATTCACGAATATCATTGGCGGACATCCAGCCGTTCTGTCTTGCTGTTGCATATCCCTGCATTCTTGATGCATAATCGCCACGAAGTAATCCGTCCACATTGAATTTGATGAAATACTTGCCTTTCTCTGAATCGGAAAGCAATGCCTTTTGTAGTCCCTGTTCCCAGCGAACAATCCATGGGTCAAGGCTGTATTTCACGAAATCCAAAGAGAGATGTTCCACATTGGAAAATGTAGCATGGTCTAAGTCACCGATCATATGGAGCGGCACTCTGTACATTCTTGCAATTTCTTCGATCTGAAATTTACGGGTTTCCAGAAACTGAGCCTCATTGTTCGGAATTGAGATCGGCGTAAACTTTACGCCTTCTTCCAGAACAGCAACTTTATGTGCATTTCTGCCACCATAGGCTCTGTGCCATGCATCTCTTAATTTATCGGGATTTTTGATTACTCCCGGATGTTCTAACACACCGCTTGGATTTGCGTTGTTTCCGAAAAACGATGCCCCATAATCCTCACAGGCGATAGAAATACCGATTGCATTTTTCGCAAGTGCAATCGGCGAATATCCCACCAGACCATCATATCCAAGTCCCGGAATATGGAGAACTTCATCAGCGTAAAGAACGATATCGCCTTGTTCTTTCAAGTTCGGATTTGCTTCATCATAACGGCTGTAAATGTATATCAGACGGTTTTTCTCATCACGGTCAACTTTTATCTTATCTGGCATCAGAGGATACAGTCCCAAAACATCGCCTCTGCCATTTCGGATAATCTGTGCGTAGGCATTGCCGTAAATCAGAAGGTGGGACATCAAGGTTTCTCGGAAAACAAAAGAAGTCATTTCGGAATTTGGCTGATCGTGGAGTAAAAAATAGAGCGGATGCTGCGGCACTCGCTCTTTTCCATTATCGTTGTATTTGTATACATGAAGCGGTAATTGTGCGATAGCCTCCGACAAAACCCTCACGCAGGCATAAACCGCAATATGCTGCAGGGCTGTTCTGTCGGTGACTCTTTTTCCTGCATTGCTTCTGCCGAAAAAGTATGTATATGACAGGCTGTCATAACTGTTTTGAGGCTTATCTCTGGACTTGAATAGTCCGCTGAAAATGTTCATAAAATCACCTTTCTTTGCTTTTGTGTGGCGTTATGGAGTCCAATCAATTACATAAAAATCCAAAAAATCTGAAACCCCGGTATGGTTTTCTATCTGAATTTTCGGTTGATCTATAAATTTGTACTCATATTTTTGAGTGTTTAATTCAGGTTTAAATTCGTATATCAGTATTCTTTCTATGTCATTTAGAAGGTGTTTTATCTGCCCAGTAGTTTCTAAGCATTCCGTAGGAAGATACTTATTGTCTGTAGAAGTGAAGGTTATAGTTCCAAAGTAAACGTATTTCTGATATCTACTATATTGAGGAGCATGAAGTTTTAAAGCGGCATGATGTCCACAAATAAATCTGGATTTTGTACCGTTGGTTTGTCCAATATATACTATTCTTTCTTCCTCATCATTTTTTATCGTAATAAAATAGAGATTGTAACAGCTATACGGCGGTTCACCTAATTTTTCAAGTACCTCCTCCTTTTCATCTTCTGCCAATTCCATATCGCAGTTTTCTTCGTCAATTACTAAAATCCTAAGTGCTTTTTTTATATATTCCCGATTAAGTTTCCAAGACTCCTTAGTATTACCCGTTGAAACAGTATCGGCTTCATGTAGCGGAACAATAACATCTAATGACAAATATAGGCGACCTAACAAGTCTGGTGTATACTGTGAATAAAAATGTCTTGGTGTAATACTACAATTTCCTTTTATCCATGGTCGTAATGGTTGAAATTTTCGAACTCCTTTAATAAGATCATTCATATAAGTCTCCTGAATATATAACCAGTAAATATAGCTAAAAATCTCAGCAATATAATTATGATATTATGGTGTTACCTACAGAACATTTTACCAACGACGAACAATTGTAATGTATTCTGCTAGGGTGTAATGGGTACTTTTCATCTTTTTTAATGCAAAAAAGTTTACGCTCATACTTCTTTAAAACTTTCAATGCTTTACTCTTCTCAGTAGTATACTCATTTCCCATACCCCAAACTATAATTATCGCATCAGTTTGAGAAAAAAGCATCTGATACTTATTAAAATCAGTTGTACTAGAAGTATCAATACCGGATTGAGTCGTTGAATACGACTGAAACAAATTAAGCATAGTTAATTCAGTAAAGCCGTAAGCATCCAAAAACCTTGAAAGTGTAGTTATAGTTTTATCGCTACAGTTATCGTTCGCTTTGCTTGGGTTGATTCCAATAGCAACAGCCGTCTTTTTAGGCGAAGGTGATCCCCATTTAATTTGAAGACTTGATCTATTAGACTGATTACCATTGTAAACTCCATTACTAGTTATAACTTTAAGTTTAGTATTAACTTTTTTTATTCTTTCCATAGTCATTACCTCAATATCAGTTTACCATAGATTTAAAAAAATGTCAATCCTACAACACCAGCATCTCCCTCGAATCATAAACAGACTCCTCAGAAACACATCCACATCGAATTGCACGGTCAAGAGCCATAATCATGGCAACAGCACCGTCAATTTTCTCTGTGGATTTTTCTTTGTCCGGCTTGATGTTTCCGGCAGGGTCACGGCGAATGAAAATATTGTCCATCATCCACCTTAAAACAGGGTGTCCGTTGTGGGCAAGGGTCTGTTCCAGGGTCAGTTTCATCAATTCCTTGGTAGGTGGACTCATGTCTTTATATCCTTGTCCAAATTGTACCATTGTAAAACCCAGTCCCTCAAGGTTCTGTGACATCTGCACGGCACCCCAACGGTCAAATGCAATTTCTTTGATGTGGAATTTCTGCCCCAGTTCATCAATGAAGTTTTCGATAAAACCATAATGGACAACATTGCCCTCCGTAGTTTTTAGGTATCCCTGCCGTTCCCATACATCGTAGGGAACGTGGTCACGGCGAACTCTTAAAGGCAATGTTTCTTCCGGCAACCAAAAGTAAGGCAAAATGTAATAATGCTCATCCTCTTCCGTTGGCGGAAAGACAAGCACAAATGCCGTTATATCTGTAGTAGAGGAAAGGTCAAGTCCACCATAACAAATACGACCTGCAAGTTCATCTTCGTCAAAAGCAATCTTGCATTTATCCCATTTCTCCATCGGCATCCAGCGGACAGCTTGTTTTACCCACTGATTCAAACGTAACTGTCGGAAAGCATTTTCTTCTCCCGGAGTTTCCTTTGCTGAATTACACGCAGCCACCACCTTATCCATACCGATAGTTTTATCAAGGCTTGGGTTTGCTTTTTTCCAGACCTTCGGGTCTGTCCAGTCTTCCGATTCATCTGCACCATAGATAACCGGATAGAAAGTCGGATCGTGCTTTCTGCCTTCTAAAATGTCCTTTGCCTTTTGATGCACCTCATAGCAGATGCTATTGGTGTCAGTTCCGGCAGTGGTAATCAGGAAATACAAAGGCTGCATTCTTGCATCACCGGAACCTTTGGTCATAACATCGAACAATTTCCGATTGGGTTGCGTGTGAAGTTCATCGAACACGACCCCATGGATGTTGAAGCCATGTTTGGAATAAGCTTCAGCGGAAAGTACCTGATAAAAGCTGTTTGTTGGTGTGTATACAATTCTTTTTTGTGCAGTAAGTATCCGGACTCTTTTCATCAAAGCCGGACACATACGAACCATATCTGCGGCAACGTCAAAAACAATCGAGGCTTGCTGTCGGTCTGCGGCACAACCATAGACCTCCGCTCGCTGTTCTCCGTCACCACAAGTTAATAGCAGAGCGACGGCAGCTGCAAGCTCACTCTTGCCATTTTTTTCGGAATTTCAATGTAGGCAGTGTTGAATTGCCGATAACCATTTGGTTTCAGAACCCCAAACAGGTCACGGATTATCTGTTCCTGCCAGCCCAGAAGTTCAAATTTCTTTCCTGCCCACGTGCCTTTGGTATGACTAAGGCATTCGATAAAGGAAACAGCATAATCTGCCGCCTTTTTATTGTACTTGGAATCTTCCGCCATAAAGCGTGTTGGTTTAAATCTTGCCATTGTTTTCACCCCCAACAAAAAAGACCTGCCAAAAGCAAGTCTGTATCATTTATTTTAATGCCTTCATTGGGCTGTTTTGTAATCGAGATTCCATTCCCATTGTAACCATGTTACCATACAATTTCAAGTATATCAAGTCATAACTGAAAAATATACTGCACAAACATCGCAGGGTTATTTTGTGTACTATATTTCTTCGGTACGAGCCACACAGCCTTGTTTCCAAGGCTGCGGTTTGTGGGTTTGAAAGGGAAATTTATCTTCCCGTCATGCTTTCCCATTCAAATTCGCAGGCATTTTCGTATGCCTCATCAAAAAGGGCATCGTCATCAATGTAGTCCTCTTTGAAGTCGATCCTGTCGATTCCCTCAAAGGTTGTTCCGTTTTCTTCTGCATCTGCCTTTGCAAGGCTTTCTGCATTTTCCTCAACCCAGTCGGTGAATTCCGCATCGTCCATTCTGTACTCGTTTTCGATCTCCAGGTCGTATTCGTATTCATCGTCCACCCAGGTGATAACTGCCTTTGTGATTTCCGTTCTTTCGTTCCAGTCTGCTCTGTTTGCCATTGCTCTTGCCTTTGCCATTCCGTATGATACCATTGTGTTTTCCTCCGTTTTTCGTGGTTTTTTGGTTGTTTTCCCTTTCGGTAACTGTATATTACCATACTCTTGGGAGGATAGCAACCCGCTAAACTACCAGAATATACAGCCTGAAAACCGCACCTGTATTGTGTAGATTATGACAGCAAAAAAGCAGCCGCCACGTTGCCGTTTGTGGCGTTGCTTTTCAAATCGGAAAGGTATTCGAAATCGCTTTTACTTGCCGTTACAGGCGAACGTGCGGGCTGTCAGTCTCTGATTACAATTGGCATCAGACCGTTTGGTGTGGGAATGAAAAGTTCAATGCTCCAAAATCGCTGTTTGTACTTTTCCATAAGTTCAGCAGAAAGATCTGTGAAATCTTCTGCACCAAGTCCGGCAATGAAAAATGTGCCTTTGATGATGTCGCCTGTTTCAGGGAGCATTCTGTTCCATTGAGTATCAGATTTCAATTTTGATTCATCATCGCAAACAAGTGCGACCTCATCTTCAAAAGGGTATATCGACTGCAAATATCCGCCGACTGTTTTCTGCATGGATTTTAGACTTCCGTCAATTTCGGCTTCTCTTGGGTGTTTTCCGGGTTCAACGATCAATATTTTCATGGAATTTCCTTCCTGAGCCATCGGCGGGGCAGTTGGTTCTGCCCCACGGCTCTGTTGTTTTAGTTCAGGTGGCTGTGATGAATGATACTGATGATTTTTTCCTGTTCTTCCTTGGAAATTCCGATGCTTTCGAGAGCTTCTTTTGTCGAACAATCAGGGCAGATCAGCGTTTTGTTATCGGTTCTGGAAAGTGCAGGATATTCTGTATAGGTGCGTCCGCACTTCGGACAGCCTCTTTCTTCCATTTCAGTTTTCATGGTGGTACACCTCTCGTTC